AACAACTTTATACCAAGCAATTAGATGTAGCTTCTTTAGCTAGAAAACGTATTTTGGAAACAAAAGCATATTCTAATGAAGAAATAGAAGAGCCTTTAGAAAGACCGAACTACTACCAATCAGATACAGAATATAAGGAACTTTGGGAAACATTCATGTTGTTGAACGGTAACGCTTATCAATGGATGTTCAGACCATCTGCAGGGCTTAACGAGGGTAAGCCTTTGTCAAGGTTCTTATTGCCATCTCACCTTGTGCAGATTGTTCTTAAAGAAAATGCGCAGTTTGAAACGATGGAAAGCCCTGTATCTCATTATATTTTAGTTATTGGGGATCGTTTTGCGGAGTTTAAAGAAGAAGATGTAATACACTCTAAGTTTCCAAACCCAAACTATGATTTAAGCGGTTCACACCTTTACGGCCAATCTCCTTTGCGTTCTGCTTTAATGGATATTCAGACATCTAACGTTACAAAGGAAAATAATATTGGAACAATGCAAAGTGGTGGTGTTTATGGCTTTATCCATGCTAAGGACGGTCAAACTCCTTTAACACAGGCACAGGCAGATGATTTAAAGCAAAGGCTTGTAGAGATGAAATCAAGCGCAGAAATATTAGGGCGTATTGCTGGCGCATCTGCTCCTTTGGGCTTTACTCAGGTTAGCGTTGATACCGATAAGCTTTTGCCGTTCGATTACCTTAAGTCAAGCCAAAAAGCTATATGTAACAACTTAGGATGGAGTGACCTTTTATTGAACAATGAAGGCGGTGCAAAATATGATAATCTTGATGCTGTTTGGAGAATGGCAATATCGAACCGTATAGCTCCAGACCTTAAGATTTACGAAGATGGATTGAATGAAAAGTATTACCCTAAATTTGAAGAACTTGGAACAGTTCATATAACATTTGATATTTCTGAATTACCAGAGATGCAGAATGATATGAGCCAACTTGTTACCTGGCTTTCTACCGCTTTAGATAATGGAGCTATTACGCCTCGTGAATTTAGGGTTGCTTTAAAATACTCAGATATTGATACTCCAGAGATGAACACTCATTTTATGAAGTCGGGGCTTATTACTTTGGAAGATGCTATATTAGCAGACACAACAACTTTAAATAGTTTTAATCTTGAATAACGTAGAATATTTATCACAATGGCTTAAATGGCATGAAGGATATGAAAGCCGTTCAAGAAAATACTTTAGACGTGCTATATTAACTTTATTGGCGCGTATTCCAATAGGCAATATTACTTATGAAAACTACAAAGCGGTTATTGAGCTAAATATTAATACAACGCCAATAGTTGATGCTTATAATACTGTTTATACAGAAATAGGTTTGCTTCATGGTAGTCGTGTAGGTCGTGGTATTAATGCCGAAGTAAAAGAATATTCAAGACCTTTATTCAGCAGATTATTTCAGAACAACATATTAGAATGGATTGCCGAAAATTGCGGTCTTAGGATTACATCTGTTTTAGACACGATACAAAAAAAAATAGCAGCACTAATCGAAACAGCTTTAGAAAACAACCTAACAAATGAGCAGATGCGTATTTTTTTGCAACGCAATTTAGATAAAGGTGTATTAACAAAATATGAACTTAATCGAATTGTAAGAACCGAAACTACAGGAGCAGCTAATCACGGTGCAATGGTAAGTGGCGAGCAGAGCGGTATTGTTTTAGATAAGGTTTGGATTTCTACTAAGGATAGCAGAACAAGGTTTAAACCAGAAGATCAGTTCGACCATCGTGTTATGGATAATAAAGTTGTAGGTCAATATGAAGATTTTATTCTGCGTTCAAGAAATGGCATAGAAGATAAGATACAATATCCGGGTGCGCCTAATGGAAGTGCCGGAGATATAATTAATTGTCGCTGCTGTTTCGCTTTACGCCCTAAAAGAGATAAAGACGGATTTGTGATTAGAAGATAAAAAAACCGAACTAAAATCCTGTAAGTTCGGTTATCTAAATTAACGCTCTCAAGAACTAAGGTAAAAATAAATTTTGTATTTACGATAAATTGTTATATTTGTATCAAATAAGTTACGATGATAGGACTGTTAGAGGAAAAAGATAACATAGGTTCGGTTAAGGATGTTTCGTTAGCCGATAGAACTATTACAGGTTATTTGGCTCATTTTGGATCTGTTGATTATAATAATGACGTTATTGAGAGAGGAGCTTTTTCAAAAACAATAACAGAAAACCAAAAAAATCTTAGATTTTTAAATAACCATGATTGGAAGCAGGTCCACAATCGTTTCACAACATTAAAAGAGGACGATAAAGGTCTTTACTTTGAAGTTAAGATGATTGACGGTGTGTCTTACTCAATGGATGTTTTAAGGCTTTATGACGCTGGGGTTATTGACGAGCAATCAATAGGTTTCCAGGCAGTAAAGAAAGAAACGAAATCAGGTATTCGTTATTTAAAAGAATTGAGAATAAACGAAGGCAGTAATGTTACATTAGGAATGAACCCGAATGCTAAGTTTTCTGGTTTTAAGTCAATGACTTTGCCAAAATGCAACGAACAGATAAGCAAGATAATTTCTTTTATCAGAACAGGTAATGTAACTGATGAAGCTTTTATACAATTAGAAATAGGGCTTAAGCAATTACAGTCTTACTCATATGAATTAGGGAAGCAATCACTCGAAGAGCCGGAAGTTAAATCCACTCTTGTTAATGAGCCGATTAACCAAATAGAGATAATTAAATCATTTAGAAACTCATTAACAAATTAACCACAAAGATGGAAGATTTACAAAAAGAATTAGGGCAATTAAAGGCTGATTTAGAAAAGTCTTTTGAAGTAAAAAGCAAAGAGCAATTTACAAAGGATATTGCAGAATTTGAAACTAAAGCAAAAGGGCTTTTTGCTGAAGAAGTAAAATCAATGAAAGAAGGATTAGAGACAGAATTTAAGTCTCAGATTTCTAAAGTTCAAGACCACGCAGACAAGTTGGATGCTAAACTTGCAGAACGTGTAACCATTACAACTCCAAAGCAAGAAGAAAAATCATTTGCTCAGGTTATTGGTGATGCTCTTTATGAGGCAACTGATGAATTAGCTAAATTCGAACGTAAAGAGAAAAAAGAACTTTCAATCGAATTAAAAGCGGTTGGCGATATGTCTACAGCTAACGTTACTGGTGGTAGTCGTTACGGTCAAATATTTTCTCCAGAAATTAGAAGAAATCCAGACCGTAAAGTACATTTAGACCAAATTTTACCAGGTGGTACAATTGGTCCAGGTAATACCTTTACTTTCATGCGTGAAAATGGAGTTGGAGAAGGTAATATTGCGCCTGTTGCTGAAGGAGCTTTAAAACCTCAGTTTGATTTGGATTTGGTAGAAGCTACAGTTAACGTAGAGACTATCGCAGGTTGGATGAGGGTAACTCGTAAGGCAATGAATAATATCCCTGGATTTATTTCGTTCTTACAAGCTCGTTTACCTCAAAAATTCAGAAACGTTTTAGATCAGCAGATTTTATATGGAACAGGTACAACTCCACAAATTAAAGGTATTTTAACTTCGGGTAACTTCGTTGCATCTACCGCTGCTGCAAGTGAAGTATTGATTGAAAAATTGATTACTGATATTTCAGTTCTGGAAGATACTTACGAAAGAAACACAACAGACATTTTATTACGTCCTGTTGATTATTATTCTTTCTTCAAAAACAAAGCTGCCGGATCTGGTGAATACGATTTGCCAATGGGCGTAACATTTGAAGGTGGAGTAATGAGATTATTTGGCATTCCTGTTTGGGCATCTACAGCAATTACCGCTCCTGATTATGTAGTAGGTGATTTCGAAATGGGTGCTCAATTGTTAACTCAGGAAGGCATGAGAATTGAGTTCTTCGATCAAGATGGAACAAACGTAAGAGAAAACAAGGTTACCGTTCGTATCGAGGGTAATTATGCTCTACCTGTTTATGGTCCAGACTTCTTTATTAAGGGAGCTACCACATACACTCCAGAGCCTTAAAAAATAGGTTAAAATTAATAATAGAAAGCGTTGCATTAATTTGTAACGCTTTTTTTATATATTTGAATAATATGAAAGTACAATTCCTAAAACAACATTTAACCAACAAGGTTGGCGATGTTATAGAAGTAACACAGGAAAGAGGAAATTACCTTATTCTTGCTAAAGCTGCTAAAATGTACGTTAAAAAAGATAAACCTAAGTCTGATAAGAAATAATATGCCAATTACAGCATACACAGATATTATAAGTCTTTCAAGGGCTAAGAACTATCTAAGGATAGACGATACTTTAACAGAGGATGATATTGATATTACCTCAATGATTAAAGGTGCTTTTCTTTTTATGGAAAGATATACAAATCATATATTTATCAATAGGGAGTTTACTCAATATGTTCCGCCAAAGATTTATAACTATCCAATAACAGCTATTGATGGGGATAGTGATTTTGACTTTGATAATTACTACCAAAGGAACTATGATAAGTTATATGGGCCTTATGGAAGTTATAACCCTCCTGTATTAACTACGTATAACGCTGGTTATTTAGAGGTTTCAGATGTACCAGATGATTTTATCCAATCAGCTTTACAAATAATAAAAGTTTGGTATTACGAAAGCCAGAAAGAGGTAAACGGCCAGATTATACCGATGGCAACTAGACAAGTACTAGATACCTATAGGAGGTTTGTATAATGATAGCAAGAGAATATACAAAACGAATTGATGTTTACGAAATTACGTCTGCTCCAGATGGTTTTGGTGGTCATATCGCTACGCCTATTTTAATGTTCAGTTCTTGGGCTAAATTAGAAACAAATGGTGTAGGATATAAGGCTAAAGATTTTGGACTTCAAGAGTTTAACGATCCTGTTCTATTCCGTGTTAGGTTTAGGAACGATTACCCTTATACAGGCAGAACAATGAGCTTAAAATACAAAGGTAATAGCTATACAATATTAGGCATTAGAAACGTTGACGAAAAGTATATTGAAATGGATATATTTTGCTCAAAGGAAGATAAATGAACAGGTTTTTAGGCATAGGGCAACTACAGGCTAAACTTATATCTATAAGCAGGGAAATGGAGCAGTTTGTTAAAGATGAAACCGAAGCTTTAGGCAGGGATATAGAGGCTGATGCCAAGATTAATGCATCTGGAATTGCTAATGCTCCTGTAGAACTTAAACAGCGGATAAATAGCGAGGTTATAGACAATGGTTTTGGAACTAGGGTAAGTCAGAACCTTTTGCCATTGGGGGCTTATATAGAATTTGGAACAGGAGCATTTGTTAGTGTTGCTCCAGAGTGGAAAAATATGGCATGGACTTTCTATAAAAATGGAAAAGGAACTTTAAGGGCGCATGCATATCTTTACCCTGCATTTGTTTTGAATAGGGATAAATACATAGCTTTATTGCGCAAGAAATTAGAACTTATAACGAAATGATAAAGAACCCCGATAAATGGATTAGAAAAGGTTTTGCCGAATTGGTGGAAAGTAATAATATCAGCACTATTTGGGATATGAATGTAACAGGAGGTATTTATCCAAAGGAATATATTTTATTGAGCACCCAAACAAAAGTTGATACACAGTTAACAAAATGTTTAGGTCAATGGGATTGTACTATGCTATTGGATATTGTAACGAGATATCCGGCAACGGGTAATACGGGCAGTAGATTAAAAGTAAACGATATTGAAGAGGGTATAATTGCTAATATTGATGGCTTATTGGTTACAGGATTTTCAATATTCAACATACAATTAGAAAGCTCAACTTCTTTAGATAGCTCAGATAAGGATGAAATGATTTACCGACAGTTAATGCGTTATAGGATTATATTAGATGAAAACGATTAGCCAACTGGAACTAGAAGCATCAAAGCTATTCCCTATATATCCAAAGATGTGCGCCTGGAAAAAGGCACAGGCTGAATGGAAACGTAGGGAGTGGGTGTCTAAGGAGATGAAGGAGGATGAAAACAATTTAAGACAATCTTATTTATCTTTTAATATTGGAGGTTCAGAAGATGTGTTAATTAAAGAATTTTTAACATAAATAAGAGGCTCAAAATCTATTTTATTTTTATTAAATCTTTTAGAATAAAAACTGCTAATATCCAATGGATAATAATTTAAAATAAAATAAGCATCATTTGTCACTTTCTTTATCCTATCCATACCATTTGCAATATTACGGTGTTGTTGTGGGGTTAGTTTCATTTCTTTCATAATAACAATTAAATTCTTCTAATGATAATTCAATCCAATTTGTAATAACTACATCTTTAAAACTATGGTTATTCATTCTCAATATTTCATCAACTGTTAGCCTTTGCACTAAAAAACCATTAGAAGTCATACTACAAGAACCATTAACAGTCGATCCACTTGTAACGTGTGAAGCTAAATAATTAACTTTAAAGTATCTCATAAATCATTTGGTTTAACGTGTTCGATTGATTGGATGTTTTCAAAAGGCATACTAATTAAACTAGTATATCCATCCCCCATATTATTGAAGTCTATTTCGCAAAATTCAAATCCATTTTGCATCCATTTGCTTATTGAATAACAAAATATAAATAAACAATCTTGATATAAATCATCTTGCATTATCCTATATGGTTTTTTAAAAGTTACCTTAATCATTTGATTTATTCTTTATAAATTCTGCGTATATAACCATCGCTTTCATTACTTCATCATACTCAAAATGCGTGGAGCTACCAGAACAATCGCTGTTATAGCAAACCTCCCATTCTATATCATTTGATGATAGTATATTACTTATATCTTCTTTTTGTTCATCTGTAAATTCCATACCCCAAACTTACACCATTAAAATATATTTTGCATTATCGTAATACATTTGTTACATTTGAACTAAACATTAAATACTCATAAAATGGCAGATAAGTTTTACAATGGTAAAGGCACGTTACTTTACTACAACAATGTAGATCCAATAGAAACAGAACTAATTGATTTAGATTTTACTAATTTCAAATTATTAGCTTGTCTTGATGATAACGGGTTTAGTTTATCAAGTGCTGATATTGATACATCTTCTAAGTGTTCTGCTGGTAATTTTGGCGAAAACATAGGTGGTTTACAGAATTGGAGCATGACGGGTTCTGGTAAAAAAATAATTCCAGGAGTTGGCGACACAAGATTAGGGAATAACCAATTGTTCAAAATCGCTAGAGACAATGAGCAAGGATGGTGGGCTTTGTTCGATATGGCTAAATTGTCTACTAGAGTTGGTGTAGGCAGGATTTCTCAATTCGATGAAAGTCAACCTAACAATGATAACGAAACTTTCTCGGTGTCAATTACGGGGTCTGGTTATATTGGCGACCAAGACGATATTACGCCCTAGTGCGCCGCTAAATAGTTTACCAGCGGCACTTCCGATAACATTATAAACTAACTAGAAAATGGCTAAAATAGCATATGCTACGAAAGTAGAAAATAGTGGAGCAACTGCAGCAGGGAGAATATCTGCGGCAGATGCAAACGAGATTAAGACAAGTGTTAATGCTTTGTACGATAAAACTCCTTATACCTCTTTAATCGCTACAATATCTCAAACAGGAACTTCAGCTCCTGTAGTAACCATATTGCAGAACGATACGGGTTTAACGTTTACTCCGGCAAGAACAGGCGCAGGTTATTACACTTTAACCCCAAACACACCTCCAACATTAGCTAAAACCTGGTTGGTAGGAGGCACTAATGCGCCGTTCTCGGATAAGGCTTTAATCACATTTGCGTATCAATCTGGAGTTATCGTAATTAAAACCGTTGATTTGGGAGCTGACGTTAACGCTGATGCTTTATTGCTAGATACAGCTATTGAATTTAGAATTTATCCATAGTTTATGAGTAACAAGATAGATTTCGAATTAGAAGGCGTTAAACACTCATTACGTTTTGGCATGACTTCGGTTCGTATTTTAGAGCAGAAATCAATACACCATACCAATCTACATAATGGCGAAGAATTGAACAATATAGATATGTTTATCAATGTTGTTTACTCTGGACTTTGCAATCATGCGGATGTAGTTGAAGAAAATAGACCCTCATGGGCTGATGCCTACGATATATCAGAACAGTTACTTTTGGATGCAGATTTGCAGAAAAAGATTTTTGATGTTTGGGAGAGTAGCAAGCCTGTAAAGGAAATGATGGATAGGCTTAAAACCATTGGGGAAACAAAAAAAAAGTCAAGCAAAAAGTAGATGATTGGGAACAGGTTAAGGCTTTTGCCTATTCTCAATTAGGACTTAACCCAGACACATTTGCAAAGATTAGCCATCGTGAGTATGTTAATATGTGCGTTGGGCAAAAAGAAAAGCTAAAACGTGAAGAGTACTTCCAAAGGGAATTGAATTATAATATCATTTGCGGATGGGCAGATAAACCTCCAAAGAAAAACATTTGGTGGCCTATAGAGGGAGAACACAATGTTAAGAAGTTGAAACTTCCAAGCAAAAAACAATTAGAGCATTTCGATGCTATTTTTAGAAGTTTAGGTAAAAAGAAACATGGCTAATCCTCAATTATCGGTAGAAATAACAGCTAAGATTGATGGACTTAGGGACGCTTTTAATAAAGCGATTAGGGAAACAAATAACCTAGACAAAAACACAAAAGCTTCTTTATCAAAGATTGACCGTAATTTTGCGGAACTGGCTAACGACATTGATAAATCAATGGGCAGGGCTAGTAAGTCTATATCAACCGCATCTAACTCCGTTTCAAAATCATTGGCTCAGGCGGCTGTTGCGGGATCTAAATCAAAGAACACATATTTAGAATTAGGACGTGTATTACAAGATTTGCCGTTTGGTTTTACGGGTATTCAGAACAATTTAACCCAATTAATACCTGCTAGTGGGGCATTGGGTCTGGCTTTTAGCGGGATTATATCGGCTTTAACATTCTTGCAGGTTGGTACTGATTATTGGGGTAAGTCTTTAAAAGGTGCTAAGAATAATATAGATGACGTTAAAAAGTCTGGGGATGATTATCTTGAGACTTTAAACCAAGTTGTACAAGCCCAATTAATAGGCAATCAGAATACAACTAAGGAGATAACAGAACTTAAAGTTTTATACTCGGCTTATCAGAACGCAAATCTACCATTAAAGGCAAGGCAAACAGCCTATAAACAATTACAATCTTCTTACCCTGCTTATTTTGGTAACCTTAAGTTTGAAAAAGAGGCAAGCGATAAAACTAGGGCGGCTTATGATGAGTTAACGCAATCAATCCTCGCAAGTGGTAGGGCTAGAGCAGCAGTTGATTTAATCGCTAAAAACGAAACAAGGAAGCTAGAGCAGGAACAGAAGTTAATCGACCTTCAGAAACAACAGTTAAAAAACCAAAAAGAACTAGATTTAGCAGCTAAAAGGAGAAATCCAGATAACGCATCGCTTACAACGGTTGGCGTTTCTACAAATACAACTTCAGAATTTGCATTTGCAAAAGCTCAGATAGTCGTAAATAATAATATTAAGGCTAGACGTGATTTAGTAACCGACATTAACAAGTTAAACGAAAATAGCCAACAACTATTAAAGTCTATTAACGTAGACCTAACAAAAGGCGCAATATTAACTGGTAACATTGGCGCAGCAGAAAAGAAATTAGCCGAACAAAGAAAAATAAGAAGTATAAGTGCCTTACCAATTAAAACTGGTACTGGAACTGAATTACAGGGTTTGGGAGCGATAAGCGTAACCGAAAACCTAACACAGCCAAAAGGTCTATCTGCTTATGTAAAGTTAATGCAGGAGGCCTCTTTCAGTACAGATAGGTTTAACGAAAGCATAAGAAGTCTTGGTAACACCGCAATAGGGTCTGGACTTGCCGAGGCTTTCAGTCAAATAGGAGTTGCATTAGCAGACGGAACAAGTGCAATAGATGCATTTGGTAACGCATTGTTGAGTGCCTTTGCTAACTTTTTGGGTCAATTAGGACAGATGTTTATCAAAGAAGGTATTGCTCAAATAGGTTACGGTATAGCGAAGAACTTAATTCTTCCAGGTTCTGGATCGGGTAATATAGCGGGTGGTGCTGGAATGATTGCGGCAGGTGCTGGAATATCTGTTTTGGGAGGTGCTTTAAGTACCGCCAATAAAGGTAAAAAAGGAAAATCAAATAGTAAAAGGGAAATCCCCGGCTTTGCAAACGGTGTAAATAATTTCGGTGGCGGTTTAGCCTTAGTTGGCGAACGTGGCCCCGAATTGGTTAACCTTCCAAAAGGTAGCGATGTTATACCTAATAACCGTAGTATGGGTATGATGCGAAGAGGAGGCGATACGATAACGCTTAATGGTGAGTTTAGGGCTAGTGGTCGTGATTTGCTTATGGTTATTGACGATCAAGTGAGCGTTAGAAAAAGATTAAGGTAATAAAAAAGCCGACCATAAATTAATATGTGTCGGCTATCATCGCTAAGAATAACGACAAACTTAGCGGATTAATTCTTTATTTTCGTGAATATTACCTAAAATAGTTATTTTATCAATTGCGCCAAACGGCAAGTCCCCTTTCATATTATTAACTATTACGCAAAAAGAACCATCGTAAAACGAAACAACACCTTTAAACATTTTACCTAGCATAGGTATATTAAATTGTATAATATCATTTATATATATTTCTTTATTAAAAATATCTAACTTTTGTGTAAATAACATTTTATCAATTTCATTCCATCCTATCCTTGCAAAAGTACAATCATAATTATGTGCTGCTTTTTGATTTGCATTTAATAAATCTCCATGCATATTTAACATAAAAGGATTTGCATCATGTTCTGGATAAAACATTGCTCCACTAGGATATTTATCATTTGAAGCCCATACTCTAATTTTTAATTCCATTTTTTTCGTTATTTTTAAGTGAACCCAAACCTACAAAATATCTATTTCACTTTTTGCAACATTATGGTTACATTTGAACATGGCAAAGAACTTCATTCTTCAGTTTTGGGTTAAACCTTCTGGCTTTCTTGCAAGCAAACGTTACGCCAATGTTTATGTAGATGAAAACGGCATTGTAACCCGTGAAGATGTACCAGGTAAGCCATCAATAAACCTTAATAGTATTGATGATTACAAGTCGAACAATTATCCATATCAAGAAGGAAACGACATTTCTAGCTTCTGTAATACTCAAACCTTTACACGTTACCATGTTAAGGCAAGCAGAACAAGTCCATTCGCTACTACAAACACAACCTTAAACGATCCAAGTTGTGGATATTTAGAGCCATTACCAACTCCAGCCGTTCCAGATAACCCATTTGGTACAGCGCCTTATGGCGAATATGCTTTTTTGAACTATTGCGATATTAAAGGAGTTGCGAACGTAGCGCGAATATTTAAACGTAACCATACAGACCCAGCATTTGAGATAGAGTTAGGTGACGCTAGTCCTGTTAAACGTTATTATTCGGCTGGTGATGATAAATTTACAACAATAAGAGCGCAAGAGGTTGAGCTTTCATTTATAGCAACGGATAGTTTTCAATTGAGAAATATCTATACAGCAGATGAAAGGGAGTATAGATTGGATATTTACGATGTAGCTACGAATACAGTCAATTTTAGCGGTTTCATAATTCCAGATAATTCGGAAGAGCCATTTAAGGTTGCGCCATATCCAGTTACGATACGAGCTACCGATGGACTTGGTGCGCTCAAAACAATCACCTATCCTGTACCTGTTGGAAGTTCTACAGATATTAGACAGAAATTCCTTCATATAATAGCTTTTGCATTGGCTAAGACAAATCTTAACCTTGATATAATGACTATTGTTAATATCTATTCGTCAGGAATGATAAACGGTATTGATAACGACCCATTAGAACAGGGTTCTGTTAGTCCCCTTAGAATGACAAATAGTAGCGGTGATATTTACACCTGCTATGAAGCCTTAGACGCGGTATGTAAGCAGTTCGGGGCGTCTATTTCACAGGTTAACGGCCAATGGAGATTTGGAAGGATTACCGAACTATCAAAAGGATTTGCAAGATATAGGCTTTATGATTATACCGCAAGATTTAAGATTGGCGGTTCTTTGGCAACAATTAGGAATTTGGGGAATAGAAATGCTGATTGCGTTATAATAAATGGTGATGCAAATCTATCTATACAACCACCTTATAAAATGGTTAGGGTATTGCAGGAGTTCGGACGTTCGCCAGATGTTATATTTAACGGCAACTTCGAGGATTGGGATGGGCAGAACTTTAGATATTGGACACGTTACGGAGCTATAGGCATAAGCAGGGTTCAAAAAGAGATAATTGCAAGCGGTGGTGTTAAGATACCAATTCCAGATTATGCTTGCCAATTTAATGAGCGTGCCAATGCTGGCAAATGGTTAGAAAATTCGCCTGTATGGATGAACAAAGGGCAAACTGCTAAACTATCATTGAATATAGGCAAGACCGATGGGCTTTATGATTTTAAGGTTCGTTTCAAGGTTGGACAATTCTATCTAACAAACGACAACGGAGTTTTCGAATGGGTTACACAATTAGCTACTACAACTATTAGGGTTGAAAATAGAACGGGTGACATACTTAGTTTTGCAATATCTATAGAAATACCATCAATACCCGTAAGTGGCGACATGATAGTCCAGTTCTACGGGTTTACAAAACTTATAGGGGTTAACAGCGGTTCGCCTGTTCCTGGTGGGGGTAGACCGACAAGGGGAGCGGAAAACGGTGTTGGCGGTACTGTAATAACTTATTACGAGGTAGACGAATACACGCCCATTTCTATTGATAATATTGCAATTACTTCTACCGTTCCAGATGAAAAACGAACTAAGGGAATATTAAATGTATCTGCCCAAAACGGTTTCTATACCAATAAGCCAGAAGAAATATCGATTATCTGGGGCGAATTTATACAGGGCGGTTTTGACCCGTTATCCGTTACGGGTTCTTTTGACCCTACAAGGCCGCCACGTGGTAACGTAGATCCGTCAAACGCTCCACAAAAACAGTTACAGACCATTTACAATCCAGATAATTCTGCTGCTGGCAATTGGTATGAGTTTGGAGAAAGCGGAACGCCATCACCAATTGGCCTAGCTTTGGCAAGGTCTATATTACGTAATTATCAAATACCTTACGATAGGATTAACTTAACAATACGTGGTGCTAATCTAAGTTATTATGATACTTTCAATATAATAGTACCTAATAAACCAGAGTTCAGCTCAAAGATATTCATGTGGCAGGACGTTGATTTTGATGATAAGCTAAATGAAGCTACGGGCGTATTGGTAGAAACATTCAGCAAATCAATTATAAGCAATGATTATACAAAGCCTGATATAGGTGTTGGTGGTGATAATGGTTTACCTCCAATTATTCAAAATCCTAATCCGCCAATAAAAATAAATGGTATATTTACGGAAGAATTTACTCCAGAATTTAGATAATGACAGGATTTGAAGCAACCAAGACAAGCCGAAATGATGCGGTAAATACCGATATTGTTGGGAAGGATACCGTTAATAGTATCGATCCTGCCGATGTAGGCAATAACATTATAGAAAACCTTAACGCATTAACACCGTTTATTGAGGCTATAAATAATTTTACTTTCTATAACGGGACGGCAAATCCCAATGATGCAAATGGCGTAGAGGGAGATGTTTACCAGCAGACAAACGGAGGTTCTTCAATAACCATTTGGAGAAAGACAACTACAAATTGGGTTATACAGGATGTTCTGCCTTTGGGAATAACTTTCCAAAATGGCATCATAACAGGATTAAGAACACAATTATTCTTAGATACTTTATCGGTTAACGTAACTTCTGGAAGTTGGGCAATAGGTAATGTTATCTATTCAAAAGCAATTCCAACCGTAATTAATTATGACGCTCCAGAGGTTGGTTCAGATAGGATTGATACTATTTACGCAGATACGAATGGCGATATACTTTATTTAGCAGGCTCTCCAAGTGGTTCGCCCGTAAAGCCTACATTACCAGTAGACACTATTGAGGTTGACAGCATTTACGTTCCCGCCGATGGCACTGGTTCTGCTTATCTTTTTAGCGCAGGCGATGGGCAATCAATTGATCTTAGCATATACGTAAGGTTAAACCCATCAAGCCCTCAAATTGGCTTTATTTCTGTTAACGATCAGATAAGAGCCGGCTCTGGTAATACAAAGGGTTTCAGCATAGGAAGTACTCTTCACGCATATTCTGATGGAGATTTGGCGGGATCTGATGCCTTTATAAAAAACGAGAATGGCGGTGATATTACGTTAGATGGTTATTGGGTTAATCTAAGCGGGGCTTTAGGTGTAAAATTAATAACATCCCCAACAACAGACCCTTCATCTACACCTAAACTGTTAACCTATGGAACTGGTGGAGAGGTTATGCAGGTTGATGCATCGAGCATATCTAATTTTAGAGGCAACTTTACATCCCTAGACGATCTTAGGTCAAACGTATTTACAGAGCCACTTAACTATGGTGATGAAGCTATAGTTAACGAAGGCATAGGCAAAAGCATATCAAAATATACCTATACTTTAGGCAATAAGCCGTGGAATGAAATTGAAGGTAACTTTTTAGGTGTTTGGTCTGCTGGTAGCTATGTTGTTGACGATATAGTTACTGTTGGAGATTATGCATATAAATGTCTTACAAACAATTCTACAGACCCTAGCCTTTTGATTTCGCCTAATTGGGTAAAGATTGGGTTTTATAGGGGCGCATATTCTGGCGCTGGATATTATGACAATGGAGAGGTGGTTTTAGAAGCTGGTGTAATATACAGTTCCAACTATAATCTCAATGAAGCCTATGTGTCTGATTTAACGCTGTCTTATTGGTCTTTGGTTAACACCTCGCCATATACCGTTTATTTTTATGGGGATAGTTTAACGGAGGGTCAGAACTCTACGGGTGACGCCACATTTCCTGCTGAATTTGCAAAAAGGAATAATGTAAACTTTCTTAATAGAGGTGTTAGCGGAGAAACTTCAACACAGATAAAGGATAGATTTCTTTTGGATAAAGAGGCTTGGAATAGACCTGTTGTAATTTGGGCTGGCAGAAACAATTGGACAGACCCAACAACGGTAAAGGCAGACATTGCCGAAATGGTATCTAAATTAACTACCGATAGATACTTGGTACTTGGTATAATAAAAGCATCTGTACCTTTCGATCAATCTGGTATTGATGTTTTAAATGCTGAAATTGCTACTATTTATGGAAACCATTTTGTAGATATGCAATCTGGTATGTTCCAGATTTTTAATCCATCATTAACTTTAGATGTTAATTCTCATGCTGCTGGCTACATGGCGTGGTCATTACGCTCTGATTGGTTGCATTGGAACAATCTTGGTAATTACGAAATAGCAAAATTGGTATCTACAAAATCTAGCGTACTTTTCGGTAATGAGAACCAATCCTTTAAAACGGTTTCTTCTAATGGTTCATTTGTAACAGGCGCAGAGCTGCCATCTATACCAGATGAGGGGATAGAGATTATATATTCTGCAAATACAGGTTTTTTAAACGCTTATGACAGAAAAACAAATACACCTAAAAATATTTCAATAGGTTCTAATGTTGGGAATATTGTTAGAATTGCTCCAAACGGGGGTTCCATAGAAGCCAATCCAAATGAATTTTCTTCTGGTGCTTATAGGCAATTAGTGATAAGCGGTAATATAGGAAGTGGTAAAGGTCAAATATTAGCAAAAGCATTATCTAATCCAACATGGGATGAAACAATGCAGCAAGGGAACTCAACTACAAAAGTAGCTTTAATAAATGCATCATCGAATAACGATTTTGCTTTTACTGTTGAAAATAACGGAACTACTTCTGCTCACGGAACTTATACTAATATCGGTGGTAGCTCTACAGGTTTAATAGCTAGGTGGGATAAAGGCGGTGTAATGAAAGGTCAGTTTAACAATAATGGTGAGCTGCAGTTATCTGTTGACCCAACAACTCAAACAAGTGCTTTAAGACTTGGTGATTTACCATTTGAAAACTATTTAGCTAGTGGAAATGGTATATTGACATCAATAACTATACCTCATGGCTTAACGGGAGTTACCGCATCAAGCAAGGTTATAGTTCAGCCTTTGAACGCTGCTAGTGCCGGTATAACATTTGCCACGATAGGAACTACAAATATTGTAATAAACTATACCGTTGCGCCTGTAAGTGGCACTAATAATTTGAACTACTCAATTCTAATAAAAAGATAAACTTTAACAAGTGGTGGTTGTTAGAATAAACAATCACTACACAAAAATCATCCGTATGAAAATAAAACTACTCACTTTACTATTACTTATTTCAATAGCTACTTATGCACAACAGAATGTAGCTTCAAAACAATTCGCTACTATTTCAGAACTAAGAGGGCAGGGCGGAATGAATGGCACTATAGTTAATGTTTCTGGTCTTGTAACAGCAAACGACAAGAATGGTGGCAACTACTATTGGAATTCAGCAAGCACCTTAACCGATGATGGAATTAGTGTGATAAAGGTAACTAATATTGCAACAGGACGTTGGCTAAAGATGCTTAACGATAATACCATTAAAGGTTCTGTTACATTAAACGGTACAATATTACAAACCGCCTATCCTATTTCATTTGGTCAGACTTTACCATCAATTCCATCTATGATAATAGTACAGGCTTATTCGGCAAATGCGGCCGTACCAAGTTGGGTTTCAAACGTAACTACTACAGGTTTTACGGTTAACTTTTCTAGCGTTCCTGTTATCGGGACAAACAACCTTAGTATAAATTATTTGATTATTAAATTATAAAAAAAATGGAAAAAATATTACTAAAAAGAAAAACAGTATTGGAATGCGGAGTTATCATTAAAAAATGGTATTGTAATAAAAAAATGCTTAAGCATCCAAAAAATGCTAATAAAGGATTAATTTTTGGGTGGAATATTGAGGGCGATAAAGAATGTACGCCAGCGTGTCCTGGAGCTAGTTCAGAAGGTTATTATTTATGCATAGGCGGTAATTGTGTCTTCTTTCCAATAGGGTAATATGAAAAATATATTCTTTATTTACTGGATTTGGTATGTACTAACTTTGGCTATACTAATCATAGGAATACCAATGAGATTGGAATTATCTAAACTTATAGGTGTAAGTATGATTTTAAATTTTGCATTTATAGGTTTTTCTCCTTTATATAATTTGATATATGGCAAGAAAACATATAAATCAGATCAACGTTTTTTAAATGCATGTTTATACTCTGGAATTATCAGAACGGTGATTTGGGCGTTTGGTTTTTATGGATTGCATGACCATTTGTATATTCTCGCCATTAACGGTTTTGGCATGTTCGTGTTTATTTTAATGGAAAGTAAGTTAAAGCAAATAGATAAATCTTATTTTCAAATGTAATTACTATCTTTATGTTTTTAAACTAAGCATAAACTCGGCCTATCGAAATGAACTTTACTTTTAGCTGTATGATTTTAACGATAGCTATTCTAATTAAAGATAATTGCACAGCTATGATTAACGTATTCGTAAAATCCCTTTTGAGTTTTATAATGATGGAAGGGATGATAATGGGTATTAGCGCAAAAGATTTTCAGCAAAATGCAGGAGCATTCATGGCGGTAATACTTGCGTTTATGCTAAGGGTTGCTATGGATAGCAGAAAGGCAAGGCCAACTTTCATAGGTGTTATCACACAAGTTGTAATTACTGGAGCATTATGCTATATATCTTATTTTGTATGGCGAGATTTCCTTGATTATAAAAAAGGATTTGAAATTTATCTATTTACTGTTTCTCTTTTTTCTGTATTTATAGCAGGACAACTGGATAGTATATTTGAATACGGATTTAAAAAATGGGCTCAAAATGCTATTGGCAAGATTATGGCTAAGAATGAAACGGGGGATCAATCATGAGTTTATTAGCGTTATTTCTGTTAACTACAATAGGGTGTATGTTTGCCGTTATCTTTATAATAGCAAAATTTATAGGGGAAACTAAAATAGGGCTATGGCATGCTTTTGTTAATGGGTATTTCAGAAACCAGGTCAAATATAGAATATGGATTAACCAATTCAACATCTATTATTGGTCTTTGCTTGTTCTTGTGACTTTAATAATAATCGCCCTTATGATGCTTATCTCATTTAGCAGCAATAAAATATTTGACAGGCCAGAAGTTGTTATATTTCTTAGCCCTTTTCTTTGGTTTGGTTTATACAAGTGTTTTCAGTATTATTACAATAAACAAAAGGAATATTCTTAGTTTCATAAAATAGGGCTTGATTAAAAGCCGATTACATTTCACAACGTTACCGGCTTTTGTTTTTGCTAATTACCTATCAATTAACTAACTTAGCCTAAACTTAATTAATTTAAAATGGCAACATATAAGTACGACCTGGTTGGTAAAAAAATAAAAGTCGAAAAGGTAGGGGTTAACCGAAGTAGATCGTTTCCTTACCATGAATTTGTCGGTATATCAGAAGGTGATAATCAAGGTGTTTCTATAGTTTCAGTAGACTTCAAAAATTCTACCTATTCATATGCTATTAATCCATTGGTCGATGTTGTCATTCTTGATGGAGTTACTATTGCGGCAGGCTCACAAACGGCAGAACAGTTAGAAACTACTTTAAACAATAGCTCGGTTTTTCTTGATGCCTCCGCTGGAGGGGGCGGTTCGGTAAGTGTGCAAAAACAGGTTGCTACTAAGATTTTAGATTTACAACAATCTGCTAAAGGACTGCCAACAGTAATGACTTCATCACCTACTATTACGTTGGTTGGTGGTTATACAAGTCCTATTGCAAGCGCTACATTAATTGTAGCAACTGATTATACTAAAATAAACTATTTGGCATCTATTCCTAGAGCATACTCGCCTGCGGGTCCAGGTATTGCATTTGTATATCCTGCTAATGCAACATTAGGCGCAGATGGTAGAAATCCAGGTGGCAAGCAAGGTTGGTTAATGAAAGCTTGTTTCGATACCGATGCAGATGTTATTGCTATTCCTATACAAGCTGATAATAATATTTCAAAGACATATAGGGTTTGGGTTGATGGTCAAATTACCGCTACACCTCCTGTTTTGCCAGATTATGACTTTCAGAAACTAGTTATAAACTTCGGTAGTTCAAAGCCTAGAAGGGTTATGATAGAGTTTGAACAATTCGTTGCGTTTGGAGGTGTGGAAGTTGGGCCACGTTATTCTATTTGGAAACAAAATCCAGATGATTTTAGAGCGGTTTTAATTGGAGATAGTTATTCTGCAGGAACACAGGGTGATGGACAGGTTTATCCAATCAACGGATTTGTTAATATGATTTCAAACCTGTTTGGTGTAACCGATATTATAAACAGTTCTGAGGGAGGAATGGGTTATGTAACAAACGGTTCGCTTAGCGCAAAGAATGCAATACAAAAACTAGATACTGATGTTACTCCTTACGCTCCTAATTTAATTATTGTTCCTTTAGGTTATAACGATAGTCCTGCGGCTAATGCTACTCTACAGGCGGCTGTTACTGCTTTTTGGACTAAGGCGTTAACAGATAATCCAAATGCACTATGTATTGCAATTGGTCCGTTTCGTTCTCCATCAAACACGGCTGCATTAACGCCAAAAGCTGCATTTATTAAAGCTGGGGTTGAGGCTGTTGCTGGTTACGGAACTAGATTGTTCTATATTGATACTATTGCTGAAAATTGGCAGTCTGGAACTGGCAGGGTTGGAGCAACTCAACCTACTGGTAATTCGAGCATTTACATAGGTGCTGATAACGTTCACCCAGTACAGGTTTTTCAGCCTTATGCTGCAGAAAGAATAGTTCAGGATTTGTTGAATATTTTTAATTCTTTATAATGAAACGCACAATATGGCTTTTAATGTTGCTTATTACGACTGTTATCTGGTATAACTTAATATAATTTTAAGCCCTTCACATCGAGGGGCTTTTTTATTTACTAAATAAATTGTTATCTTTATAATATGAGTTTTGTATTCGGTAAAAGAAGTAAGGATAAGCTGCAAGGCGTGCATCCTAAATTAGTTACATTAATGTATAAGTCAATCGAAACATCTGATTATGATTTTGGTATTGATTATGGCGTACGTGATGTAGCGACACAACAAAAATTATACTCTTATGGCAGGACTGTTGTAAATCCAGATACTGGCCCAATTAAAGGCAATAAGTTTGGTATGCAGGTTACTACTCGTGACGGCGTTGTAAGGCGTTCAAACCATCAAACTAAATCAGATGGATTTGGATATGCCGTAGATATTTATCCGTACTATAAAGGTTCTTTGCAAACTAAAGACCAAAAAACATTAAAGCTGATTATTGACCATGTTAAGAAGACAGCAAAAGAACTTGACATTAAATGTAGTTTTGGTATTGATTGGAAAAACCCATACGATCCGCCACATATAGAATTAGCGTAATGCCTCCCGAATTTTACCAACAAATCCGGCACGTTTCAAGTTTTGCGAATATTGATTTGTATAACGTATATTTGGAGAAAGAAAAAATAAAGTGGAATGAAAGACACAATACTTATATAGATGAAGCCTGACCATTTTGAAAAAACATTTTATTATATAGCAGGAGTAACTTTTGCTATACTTGTTTATGTATTTGCTATTACATTTTTTGAGATACCAGAAAAAAATCAAAGATTTGTAGATATTGCATTAGCTTTTTTGTTAGGGTTGATTAGTGGTTTAGGCGCTTATTTAACTGGAGGAAACCCTCAGAGCCTAACAAAGAAACCTGTAGACGGAATTACTACTGCTGAAGTTAATATTACCGCAACAACATCACCAGATGATAAAACTAATTAACAAATATATTTCGCCAACATGGGCTATAATATTTTTATACCTTATTGTATTAGTTCCGATTGGGTTAATGCTTTATTACTTTTTTATTAAATAAATTATGAGAAAACGCAGAAGAAGATTAGACCTATTGGAGGAATTTATTGTAACATTCCTTACAAAACATATTGGCTCGTTTTGGGCCAGGTTATTAGGTAAGGCAATAAACAAATATGCTAAGGAGTTTGCGCTTAAATTAGCTGCCTTGCTTGGTTGGAAGGAAGATGATTTGGTTTATGAAGATGAATTTGATTTGTTTGTTTAAAGATAAAGACCGTCTGAATTAACCTAAGTTATGTAGGTCGGCAAAAAAAGTGGTTTTTAACCATTGGAAGCCTGTTAACTTAATTGCTAACAGGCTTTGTTGTTTAAATCAAAGGGCTTAATAAGCTAAATAAAGAGCCGAAAGATTTTGAAACATCATCTACTTTTACTTGTCTTTCCAAACATAATCCAGAATTTAAATATTCTGTCATTTTAACTGAAGAAGTATTTCCTAATTCATACCATACTTTTAATTCTTCTTCCGTTTCAATTGTGACTTTTAATTCTATGGGGCTAAATCCTTTACTTTTTACTATTTCAATTGCCATTATTTTATCTCGTTTACCTCTCCCCCGATAGGTTTTAAATTAATACAAGTTTAACGTCTGCAACAAGCTCCCCATAATTATGGTGAAGATTAGGTTTGGGCGGTTTAGCATGGCAAAGCGTCTTTAGTAGGTTTAGCAACCCTGTATCCACAAGTTTCGCATTTGTAAATCAAATGTTCTGTTTTTACTTGGTCTGCGTAATAATAAGTATCGTCACGCATAAATTTCTTAACTCCATCAATAGGTCTATTATAAGACTTTTCTTCTCCTTTTGCTTGGTGTGATATTGATATGTTTTTGGCTTCACATTTAGGGCATTCTTCCATAATCTTCTTATCCCAACTTGACCTGTACTGTTGGGGAGGTTTAAAAGTGTGTTAATATTTTAGTTTACTTAAGTAATGAGTATCTTTTTTGCGTTTACTGATTTTCATATTCGTAAATCGCCAAAAAATACCATAATCTTTTTTGCCTTTTAAGAACCATTTGAACCTATTGCTAATTTTATGGTTTATTTTCATCTTCTTTTTAAGGTTTAAGCCTATCGCAATGGATAGGTGGGTTAGTAAATGGGTAATAGTTCGGGTTCGATTGGTTTGTAGTGGGTGATGTTTTGGCACTTCCAAATATTTTTATTTGAATGATAAACGAATTCACCTTCGTCAAAAAAACATGGTTTTCTAAATTTTTTACCATCCACAATAACGTCATATAATTCATTGCCTGCCTTTGGCAAATCTTCTTCACTTTCAATCCTAACCCAACCATTATTGGTTTCTAAGTTTTGCAGTGATTTTGGACGCCATCTTTCTATACCAATGCTCTCACCATTATATCCAATTTCAGGCTCTAAATCTAAATCGAACCTATCCTCCCATCCTAGAAAAGAATGTTTTTTGTTAGGCACATATCCATCTTGGTCAATATCATTTATAAAACCTTCATAATGACCTGTGTCAATCCATGCCTTTTCAATTGCTATTTGTTTTGCTTACTTCTCCATAATTATTTAAGTTGTGGTGGGTTTGGTTTTACAATTGGTTGGTAATGAGTGAAAGGATGACCCTCTAGAAGCCTGTTTTCTAAATGTCTTAAGTTTGTAAACTGAATAAAATTACTTGTATCAATAACTATATACCCAAGAGCATTTTCTTTAATCAATTCATTTGCACTTGTTATCTCAACCCATCCATCACTAACATTCAGTTGCTCTAAAACTTTGTCGTAAGCAGCAAGCACATCGAAATCATTATTCAGTTGGCTTTTTAGTAATAATTTTTGGTACGCAATTAGCGCCTGTTGTATATATGCAGATTGTGATTGTTGGGCTAGTTCGTAGCCAGCTTCAAAGCATTCCGTTGTGTGGTCGTATAGGTCACGATTTGTAATTGTCCTAAATGCATATTTATCCCTATTAGCACCACGACTGATGGCATACTCCCGAGCCAATTGCTCTATATCTTTTTTATCTTTCATTGGTTGTTGGGGCTGGTATACTGTTTTTATTAAATTCCTTGCAGTACTTTTGAAGCCTTGTTAAATAGTCAATTAAACTATCAAAACTTTTTTCATCAAAGTCAAAATCTATCTGTACTTTATCACCGTCAAAAACTACGATACATAATTCTCTAGTTTCTTTATAGGGCTCAACATCATTTGTTTGGCAACAGTAAAACTCAATTTCTAATCCTGTATTATCTGTTGTTTTGTAAGTTTGGTTTTCCATAATTTATAATATTTTTAATTTTGTAATTTGCGTTATTCCCATCTTTCTAATCCTTTTTAAATAATACCTGAAATGATTTAACTTGTTGTTTTGCTTCGTGCCATTGTTGGTAAAGTCTTTTTTGATAATGATAATCACCTACGCTATCTGAACCAACAGGTATAAACTTTTCTCCCAACGGGTTCACATCAACAACACCTTTACTTATTTTTAATGAGGTGTATGCTTCGACGGCTGTGTCAAGCATCATATTACCATTGTAATTATGAAATTTAGTGCCGCCATAATAACTAGGCATAATCTCCTTCAACTGTTCTTCTGTTAAACCTGGGGATGAGCCTAGTAATTGCCAATTGCCATGAGGTATCTCTATACAATAAGATGAATTTTCCTCTGGAATGTCTAGTTTGTACCATAAATCAGATTGCTCAGAGTTTTGTCTAATTAGCACACCATAAGCATCTTTCGGTACTTCCAAGAACATCAAAGTTCCTGTTGGTAGTTTATGGATTATAATTGGTTCCATGTTTTATCCAAGTTTAAAACGCCATCAGCTTCGGCTCTATAGCAGTCATCTTCAAGAGATAATTTACTAGATGCAATCCTGCCTCTCATTTTTTCAATTTCTTTGTTAGCTTTTTCAATTGCCTCTTTTTCATTATCTGCTCTTACATTAACAGATAATACGGCTTTGTAGCCAAAAGTTACGCTGTATTGTTCCATCTTTCTATCTTATTTATCCCCCATAACTAAAGGGGGATGGGTTAGTTATACTAATATAGACAACGCTAATTGATCTCTATACTCTTTAATGACTTTATAGGCGGTAGAATACTTAACGCCTTGCTCATTTGCAATATCTTCTATTAAAGGTGTGATTTGACCGCCTTTAATATACCTATCTTTAAAAGCGTTTAAAATGGCTAAGTTTCTCAACTCCCTGATTTTAGCCGTAGTAGTTAATGTTGGTTTTCTATCCATAATTCAAAGGTATAATTAAATATTCAAAAAACACTAATTTATTTTTATTTTATTTCGTGACAAATGCATGACAAATATATTATAGACATTTAGCACCTTTGAATATCGAAAGCAATGAAGCTTAGATAAATTGCAGAAACAAGATGAAAAATTTAACTAAATCAGAAATCAACAAACTAACAAAAGCATTAGAAATGATAAAAAAAGCTGAATTATTAATTGAAAGCGTTAAGTCAACTAACGAAAAAATAAAATATGATGGCAACTCTAACATATTAGATAGTCGCGTTTATGGTAGTATTTCGATTTTAAAAAAATATATATCCTAATAAAAATGAATTGGTACTTAAATCACTGCATAGATATGGCTTTAGAATACTCTTTAGCTCCTAAAAGAAAAACAATTGAATATAAAATATTAACTAAATTTTATAAATCTGAATGTAAAAGAATTAGAGCTTTATTAAACTAATTACCGTTACTGCAATTGCGGTAATGCTTAGCGCAACGTTCTTAGGGGCTTGCGCTTTACCAGGTATAAACAATCAAAATCATGACAACAGAAATTTCAAACAAGGCAAACAGAACGGTACTTCCAATAATAGCTGCCATATTATTCACATTATTTATAGCTTTTCAAATAGCTGCAATGTTTAAACTTATTTAATTATGATTGATTTTAAAGCAACTTATGACAAGGACGGTTTGGTGCATTTTTGTAACTCTTACAATGAACCAGTTAAAACTTACCAAATGACAGAGTTAAAATATTACGTTGAATTTAACGAACTTAATAAAGATATTTTAGGCTTTTTTGAGCCTGTAACAACTTTTATTGATAGAGAATGGTTCGAGGTATGTGAAAAGTTCTACAATTCTCTTAACCCATCGGAATACCAAGCAAACGGAACACCACAAAAGACACTTAAACAATTATCATAATGTCACAATTCCAAAAAATACCAACGCACGCAGTCAAGGTATTGCAAAGCGACTACAACAACAACCCATCTAACATAACTATTAATATTATAGGATCTAAACGCCCTGCATTAGTAAACGGATTAGGATATGATGTTCTTTGCGAAGATGGTGTTTACCGTTACATGAGCGTAATGTATAAAGAAATAGAAGTTATTGGAAAATGGGTAATTAACGATTAAATAAATATGAAAACAGCAGCAGAATATATTAAAACAGTTTACGGAACTAGAACATTTGCTAGAGCAGTAGACGTTAATGATAATGCATCATTAATTGACTTAATGCAGGATTTTAGCGATAGAAATGTTAAGGAATTAACAGAAATGTTAACTAAAATATCCCTTTCATTAGAAATGTTTAGCCCTCCAACAAAAGAAATAGCCTTAGCATGGTCTGAGGAAATTAATCAACTAATCAAAAAAGCAACAACATGACTAACCCAAACGAATACGCCTTTATTCAAAATGGGAATTCAAAAGGCTTAACGAAACGTGAACACATGTCTATTGAGTTTACAAAGGCTTTATTAAGCCGTAATATATATACCAGAAAAGAATTAAATGAAGGTGGTGTTTTAGATATTGCTGAAACAGCATTAAATCAGGCAGACGAACTAATTAAACAACTTAACAATGAAAAATAAACCTTACAACGCTTTGCAAGACTTCACAGAAGCCGACAAAGCAAAACTTAAATGGGTGCAATTGCAGGAGAACAAATTACGTACTGATTGCGAACCTAAAACCGATAACAGTATTAATTGGACCAAGTGGCTTTTGATAGTTGCTTTTGGAGTGTTTGTTATTAATTGGGTGTTGAGATGAGAGATATAAAGTTTAGGGGTCTAACCCAAAAAGGAGAATGGATTATTGGTGATTTAGCTAAAATGATGCATGAAGATAATTTATGTATTATGCCTGTTTCATTTTTCGCTACTAGAGATTTTGGCGAAGAGGATGAAATAGGTAACCCAATTATTCAAAATGAATTAGCTATTGGTGGTTTTATTCCTGTAGTTAAAGAAACAGTTGGTCAATTCACAGGCTTAACCGATAAGAACGGCAAAGAGATTTATGAGGGGGATAAGTTTAGTGCAAGCGATGTATGTTCAGAATATTATCTTGTTGAATGGAATGAAAAAGAGGCTAGATTTCAATTAGATTTATATGGATATCATGAACATACAGGAGAAGGAGGTCAAGAGGTTATTGATAGTGATATTTCTTTATGTGATGAAAATTGCATCGAAATGTCTTACCTGTCTGAGATGGAAATCATTGGAAATATCCACCAATTTAGTTAGTTAAATTATGAGAAAAAAATTATTAGAGTTATTTGCTGGTGCTAGATGTATTGGTAAAGCGGCTGAGCAATTAGGATGGAATGTTACCTCTGTAGATTGGACTGCTTACGAAGGGATAGATTTGGTTATGGATATTAATAATTTAACGGATAGAACATTAACTTTCACTCCAGACCACGTACATGCTTCGTTTGATTGTACAACATACACCATAGCGGCAATTAGCCATCATAGAAATGGAACAGAACCTAAAAGTGACTACGCCAAAAAATGTGACCAAGTCAATCAGCATGTTATCAGACTTATAAAACATTGGAAGTCTATCAACCCAAATCTTACTTTTACTTTCGAAAATCCAAGAGGTATGTTAAGGCATATGCCTTTCATGAAGGAATTTAAAAGACATACGGTTTGGTATTGCCAATACGGTGATGATAGAGCAAAGCCGACAGATATATGGACTAATATTGAGAATTGGAAACCAAAAGCAGAATGCCACAATTATAAATACGATAAAGATGGAAATGTAATTAATAAGCATTGCCATCATCAATCAGCAAGGCGTGGTGCAAAAACAGGCACTCAAGGAAGGAAAAATTCTCATCTTAGAAGCCTTATGCCGCATGAACTTTGTCTTGAAATAATAAGTTCAATTAAAGATAATAATTTTACAACATGAACCAAGAACTAAACGACAACGATCAGACTGCGATTTGGTCACCTGAACGCATCAACAAATGGTTTACAATCGGATGCTTTATTTCGATTGGACTTATAACAGGATTTTGTACTTATATGGGGTGGATATGAAGATATTAAACTTATATGCCTGTTTAGGCGGCAATAGATATAAGTGGGGTGATGAACATGATATTACGGCTGTTGAATTAGATCCAGAATTAGCAAGAATGTACCAGGAAAGATTTCCTAATGATACGGTTATAGTTGCCGATGCTCACCAATATTTATTAGACCATTATAAAGAGTTTGATTTTATATGGAGTTCTCCGCCTTGCCCAAGTCATAGCCGAGCAAGGTATTGGAATAGCTCTAATTATGACACCACAACGGAAGCTATTTATCCAGACATGAAATTATATGAGGAAATACTTTTCTTGCAGCATTATTATAGAACTGGTAAATATGTAGTTGAAAACGTTATACCATATTACGAGCCATTAATTCCAGCAATAAAAAGAGATAGGCATTTATATTGGACTAATTTTAAATTGCCATCAATTTTAAGCAACAGAGATATTAGCGGAGTTGTTTCTTCTGCAAAAAATGAATTGAAATTATTATCAGATATTCATGATTATGACTTTTCAAAATATAAAGGTAAACAACCAATGTTAAAAATTGCTCGAAACCTGGTTGACTACGAAGCCGGCAAAACAATTTTAGATACTGCTCTTGGCGTAATTAATTCAAATAACGTTAACCAATCATCATTATTCTAACATGCACCTAACCGCCTTCAAAAAAGCCACAACCGAACTGGTTAACGAACTTGGAACAACGCTAATGTTATGCGTAACGGTTATTGCAATTGTAACGACATTGTTGCTAACAGGTTAGTAAAGTAAACCGTAAATTGCACGAGTAAATCGGGAACTGCAACTCCCAAGATAAAATTAAAATTGGCTATTGAAGCTTGTCGAACGTTGCAGATCGGTCAAGTGGATATAGCCTTTATTGTTTAATATGGCTAACAAAATAATAGATGGTAAAATAGTATGTATGGCTACACATCCAAAAATGCCTAATCGCTCAGGACACTCAAGAGGTAGAGCAAAACACTTGGTAAAAGGCGATGGTTTAACCATTTGTAATATGATGGTTGATGAATTAGTGAAAGACCATCATATTATTACTAAATTTTGCAAGATATGTTTTAAAGACTTTCTTGCGTCAAGATTAACTTAGTTATGCAACTCGAAAACCAAAACGACCAAACCAGACTAAAGCGAATAATTGAACTTTTAGAAGTTATAGACAGGATGGAGTTTCAAACTGAAATAGGTAAGGAGTTTCATAATACAATGAAACAGGCGTTAAACGAAATAATTAAACCAACGGCAAGAGATTGCTATAAAAAGTTAAATAAATAAAAATCAATAAAATGGAAGAAAACCAAATGGAAGTAATGCAAATATCGGGCAACGATATTACATTTTTACAAGAGAAAGCTCAAGTAGATGTTCAGATTTCAACAGCTAAAGCCTTTCCAAGAAACAACAAGCGATCTTTAGAGAATGCAATTTTTACCGCAACAATCGACAAAGAAACTGCTGCAACTTGTACTTATTCAGTACCAAGAGGAGGTAAGGCTATTACTGGCCCTAGTGTTCATCTTGCTAAGATACTAGCTCAATGCTGGGGTAATATGAGAATTGAAGCTAAGGTTATTGAGGTTGGCGAAAAACACGTAACAAGTCAAGCCGTTGCATTCGATTTAGAAAACAACGTAGCTATCAAGGTTGAGGTTAAGCGCTCTATTATGACTAGAACAGGTAGAATGAATGATGATATGATTGTTGTTACTGGTAACGCTGGAAACTCAATAGCTTTACGTAACGCAATTTTATCTGTAATACCTAAAGCAGTAACGGATAAAGTTTACAATTCTGCTAAGGCAACTATTACGGGCGATATTTCTGATGCAACAAAATTGCTTAAGAGAAGAAAGCAGGTAATGGACGGCTTAATGAATACTTACACATTAACTGAAAAAGAAGTTTTATCTGCAATAGGTAAGGCGGCTGTTGACCATGTAACTGCTGATGATTTAGTTGTACTTATTGGAATAGGTCAAGCTATCAAAGATGGTGATACAACGGTTGAGCAATCATTCAAAGAAAACAAAACATTTGAACCAAAAACAAAAGAACAGAACGAAAGCGAGAGAGTTGCTGTATTAATTAATGATGCTACAACTAAAGAAGATTTGCTTAAGTTAGAAAAAGATGTTCCAGCAGAACTTTTGGATTTGTTTAACCAGAAAAAAGAAAGTTTATAATGGATTTTTCAAAACTACTTTTTAGATGCTCATCGTTGGGGCATCTAATGTCTGAAACAAGAGAAAAATCAAACTATCAAAAATGGGTTGATGCAAAAGCTAATTACTCAAAATTGCTTGAAGAATTAAACACAATGCAGAAATTCAACAAGGATGGTGAAACTGTTTCTAAAAATTGGCAAAAGAAAAATGAAGCCGTTATAAACGCCGGAAAACTAGAAAGCGAACTATTTGCTATTAAAGATGAAATAACTCTTTCTGAGGGAGCAAAAACCCATCTGATGGATTTGTATGTTTCAATAACAACAGGCAGAAATACCGATATTGAAAACAAGTACATCAAAAAGGGATTAGCAGTAGAGGAAGATGCAATAACGCTTTATTCCCGTATCAAAAAACAGATGTTCAGAAAGAACGAAGAGCATTTGAAAAACGCTTTTATAATGGGAACTCCAGATATGTGGTATGGCGAAACAATTCAAACGGCAACTAAAATACCAGATGTAAAGGCAAGTTGGGATGTTTATAGTTTCTACAGAACATTTACAAAAGAACTAATAAGGCTTTATTTTTGGCAGTCAATAGGCTACCAATGGTTAACAGGCGCAAGATTAGGGTCAATTGCTTATTGTCTTGTAAACACTCCAGAGCCTTTGATTGAAGCCGAAATAAAAAGGTTGTGGTATAAATTAGGGCAACCAATAGAAAATGATAAAAACTTTATTGATTGCCAGTTGGAAGTTAGGAAGGCAATGACATATGATGATATAGATTATCGTAAAAGACTTTTGGAATACGAAGTTGAATGGTCTGATGAATATCCTGCAAAGATTGAAAAATATGTTATAGCTGGTCGTGAATATCTAGCTAAAATTCATAATGATTTACAAGCCAAACAGCTATGCTAATCCAACCAGGCGAAATAGTTTACTGCGATCTGGAGTTAGAAACGATTGAAAAGAAACCAATCCGGCATACTTTAAAACGGATTAGTCTATCGATTGATTACGATGAAGTTTATGATCCGTTACTAACTCTAGCCAAACACGGTAGAATACTATCCAAACACGGCATTAAAACAGATTGCAAAATAATTAAATTAACAATACACCATAGTTCGGGGTTTAAAATTAAAAAGGGATGAATGGCAGACCTATTACCGATGAAGATATAGAATTTGTTAAGAACAATTACCTATCAATGAATGATGAGGAAATTGCTAAACATTTAAATCGATCATCTTGCACTATACAAAATATACGTAGCAAGAAAAACCTTTTAAGATGCAATCCTAACATTCCTTTCACAACAGAGCAACATGAGTTTATAAGGGCCAATTATCATATTTTAACAGATAAAGAAATAGCTTTAAAGATTAACAGAAAAGCAAGTTCGATTAATTCATATCGCCAAAAATATAACCTTAAAAGAGGTAATTACAGGCGAAAGGAATACGTATCAAGAACGGTTGAAAAAATGCGCGAACTGATTAAATTCTGTGAAACATCAAAATCACCTTATAAAATTGATTTAGCTAAACAAAAATTAAGAAAACTATCAGGATTATGAAACAACAGGAAACTAACCTATCAAAAGTACGCCAGGCTTTTAAAAATGGCCTACGTTTAACCGTAGTGAGCGCAATATCAATTTGCAATACTTCAGAGCTAAGAGTTTACGTAACGCAGCTTATTCGTGAGGGATTGGATATTAAATCAGAGTGGCGAGAAAACAACGGAAAAAGATTTAAATTATATTGGTTATCTAAAGAATAATTTGTATCTTAGTTTTATAATTCAAACGGAGTAGTAGCCGTATTTAAAAACATTTTCACCCTTTGTTGGGTTCGGCGTCTACTACCGCTGGGCTCGACAAAGGGTTTTTTATTTTGTATGAAATCTCCATTACGTTACCCTGGCGGTAAAACTAGAGCAATTAAAATATTAGAAAAATATATACCAGAAGGCACAAAGGAAATTTGCAGTCCTTTTTTTGGTGGCGGGTCTTTTGAACTTTTTTTAGAAGATAAGGGAATTAAAGTTTATGCTTATGATAACTTCGAGCCTTTAGTTAGTTTTTGGCAATATTTGAGAAATGATAGATTTTTATTGCATTCCAACGTAGAAAGATTTTATCCAATGACAAAAGATAATTTTAATTATATACAAAAAAATATAATGGATATGTCTAATGTTAGAATGGCGGCGATGTTTTATGCGATAAATAGAAGTAGCTTTAGCGGGTCAACTTTTAGCGGTGGAATGTCACCTAATACACCTAGATTTAATAAAAGATCATTAGATTATCTGCTAAGTTTTAAAACTGATATAAATGTTAAATATTTTCCTTTTGAATTATCAATAGATCAACATGATTGCTTAGTATTTGCAGATCCACCATATTATATTGAGAATAATCTTTATGGTAATAAAGGGGATATGCACAAATATTTTAATCATAAATTGCTTTCTATTATTCTATTAAAAAGAGGTAATTTCATTTTAACCTACAACGATTGTAAATATATAAGAGAATTATATAAAGATTGTAACATTGAAATTGCAGAATGGAGTTATGGAATGAATAAAAGTAAAAAATCAAGTGAAATTATAATAACTCCAAAAAATGGCTAAAGAACTTCCATATTATAAATTCGAGGTCATGTCTTTTATGACAGGGGATATATATTTGGAGCGTTACGAGCTTCAAGGTATATTCTATAACCTATGTGCTTTTTATTGGTCTAAAGATTGCGATCTAAAGATAGCGGCTGTAATGAAAAAATATACTCATCATTTTCCTTTAATAAAAGAATTAATTGAATTAGAGATAATAAAAGTTGATGGAGAATATCTTAGTATCAGTTTCTTGAACGAGCAATGGGCATCTAAGGAAACACAAAAGATGGTTAATGCTATTAATGGTAAGAAAGGCGGTAGACCAAAGCGAGAGGATAAGCCAAATGAAACCGAAAATAAACCGAATGGGTTAAATTTCGTTAACCCAAATGAAACCAATATAGAGAAGAGTAAAGAAGATAAGATTATAGTAGAGGAAAGTAAAGAAAATGATTTTGCTTTTACTTCTTTAAAATCTGATTTGATAGATGCTTTAGTTATCCATTATGGATTTACCGAAATGAGATTTGCCAATAGCCAAAAACAAATATTTCAGTTCGTAAATACCCAAATGAAAAATGAAGATGATGTTGCGCATTTTAAAAATCAATTTTCAAATTATCAGGAATACAAAAAATTAAGTAAAGAAACAATCCATAATTTTACGGGATATTTGGGAACGCCAGCAATGCAATTTCAAAACGCAGCTTGGAACTCTGAAAATTGGGAAGAAAAATTAAATAAAATTAAAAAATCGGCAACATCAAAAGGTCAAAGAACAGCCGATATTTACAACAGTATTAAAAATCCTTACGATGATGGAAATCCAACTTTATAAATCAGAAAATGCAATAGTTCCAAGTAGGGATAACGAAATTAAATTAGCATTGCAAACACGTTTATTTTCGGTTATCGATCAAAAAGATGCTTACCCGATTGTTAAAAACGCAATTGTTAAAGCTTATATAACGGCTCGTTACGAAATGCCAGAGCTTTTTGAAATTGAAATAATTATTGAAGAAACAATGAAAGCCATCAAAAATAAGTTTGGCTCATTGCGTGAAGAAGAACTTTCAATTGCTATCAGTCGTGGCTTAATCGGTGATTATGGCGATTTTAAAGGTATTTCAATGATTACGATTATTCAATTCGTAAAAGCATACCTAAAAGAAGAAAGCAGAATTAAATTAACATTACCAGCTAAACAGGAAAAAATGAAACCATCTGATGATGAAATATATGAACTATGCAAATCAAACGCTTTAAAGGCTTTTAGTGAACTGCAAAGAAATGGAACGGTTGGAAGTTTTGGCGGTGTTGTTTACGATTTCCTTACATCCATAAAGTTAATCGAATTGGAGCAGTCAGAAAAAAACGATTATTGGAAACAGGCCAAAGAGGAATATTTGGAATATCTAACTAAAGCAATTGCCAATCCTTTGGATATGCCGGAGCGAAATAGACTTAAAAAAGATTTAGAACTTTTTCAATCTGGAGAAAAAAAGGATCGTATTATTTCGATTTCAAAACGACTTATAGTTGATGATTACTTTAGAGGTTTAATTATGGATGAAACTCCAATAGAAACAATATTTGAAAAATGATTAGAATTTACAAAAAGTCCGGCATTGTAAAAGGTTACAGTTGGGCCGAATATCAGCAACTTAAAAAAGCAAAATGGAAAATAGGAAAGAATTAGAAAACTTTGGTTTGATTACCGACTTAGATAAAGCAAAACCAGTTTATGATAAGATATATCAATTAACAAAAGAAAGAATTGAACTTATTGAAAAAATTGAAAGAGAAAGAATACTAGGCGATAATTCGAGTTATTTTAGCCAGGGGTTAAGGCTTTCTAAAATTAAATCAGAAATTGGATTACTGAAAACTAGCGTTGAATATGTTAGAACAAAAATGTTTATACACGTTGCAAAAAGTTATTTAACAAAATCACAAATGGACGAGATAAATTTAAGGTCAGAAGAAATATTATCATCACCAGAATTATATCTACTGAAATGAGCGAATTAAATTTTATCATTCCAAAGCGGATGAAGTACCGAAATGTAAAAACAGTTATAGATGGGATTACTTTCGATAGTAAAAAAGAAGCTGCCTATTATGGTAAATTAAAACTTCTTTTAAAGTCTGGTGATGTGCTTGCATTTCAAAGACAGGTTAGGTATAACTTTGAATTGAACGGAGTTAAAATAGGCACATACGTTGCCGATTTCGTTATTGAATGGAAAACATTAGGGACTAAGGTAGTTGATGTAAAAGGTATGAAATTGCCTATTTACAATCTTAAAAAGAAAATGATGAAAGCCTTTCATGGAATTGATATTATGGAAGTTTAACCTCATGCAACAGGCAATAGATAAACTTAAAATGTAACATGAGTGATACAAATTTAAATAATACTTGACAATACAATTATTATTCCTATCTTTATATCATAATCAAAAACAAAAAATTATGACAACTCAACCTATAGGACAATTAAAATCAAAGAAAACAGTTTACTGCTCTATCTGCTCTCAATCACTAACAAGAAAAGCAACTTTTTTAGTTTATTCACAAGAAGAAGTTGAAGGTGCTAAAAAAGAACTAACATTAAAATTAAACAAAGAATATACTTGCAAAATTTGTTCATCAATAGTTAAAACAGTATGCTAAGCAATAATATAAAAGATAAAATACGTTCAGCAGATCAAAAGCTGAACGTATTAGTTGGATATGATGCTAATAACATTAAAAATAACTTTGATAACCTTTTTAAAAATGGATCTGTTGAAGTTGGATATAGAAGTTCATGCGGTTCAACTCATTCAACAATGAAAACTTATAGAGAGTTTTATAAAATATTAAAGCTTATAAGAAAAGAAGGTTTTGAAATTTCAGAAGAAAATATAACACACGGTAACGCTTACGCAACAAATAATGGCGGTTTTTGGAATAGTATAATATTTAAATTAATAAAATGAAAAAATTAAAAAACAGTATAGCTTTTATAAATCCTCCAAAAGTTTTTGAGTTAAAAGAAGTTTCAGTAACTAACGGGTTTATTTGTTCTTTAAGTTCTGATGGGATTTTAAAATCTGATAAGTTATTTAAAGAATTAAAAGGCTGGGATTTAATTGGCATCTTGTCGGAAAACAAAGACGATGAAATATTATCTGCTGCTAAAAAATTAAAATTAGATGGTAATTTACATTGGGCTATATTCGTTAACAACAAACTCAAACCAGGCCAACCAAAAAAGCCAGATGCAAAGCAACCGATAAACCTAAGGCTACACCCGGATGTTATTCATATAATTCGTTCAAAACCAAATCAAGTTGCTTATATCGAAGCTTTGGTACTTAAAAACGGGTAGCGACCTAAACGCTGATAGATTATGATAGAAGCAAACGAATTAAGGATTGGGAATTGGGTTTTATATCAAGGGCAGTTTAAAATAGTTAGGTATATCCAAGTAGACAGAATTGGAGCTATAAAGAAAAACCTTCAGCCACAAACAATGTTATTAATAAAATGTTCAGGCATCCCCCTTACAGAAGAAATACTTTTTAAGTGTGGGTTTTTTAAAAGGAATGGTCTGTACGGTATTCAAGTAAGAATAAATAAAGGAAATCATAAATTATCTTATTTTTTTTTAGATAAAACTCTTAGAGTTAGTAACTCTTATGTTCCTTGTCAATACCTACACCAACTACAGAACATTTACTTCGCTTTAACAGGCCAAGAACTAAATATTGAATTATGAAATACAGAGTGCATTTTAGGAACTGCTGGTCTAAATATTATGGAGGTGATAAGTTTTTAATTTTTATTGGCTCAAGTAACAAAGGTTACCAAACATATACTTTTGGATTGTTTAACTTTGCTATTGTTCTTATAGAGCGTAGGTAATTTGCATATTAAATAATAATTGGTAACTTTGGTTGAATAATCAAGATTTATCAAATGGATAACGAGAGCAATCACGGTGGGGCAAGGCAAGGCGCAGGGCGTAAGCCTAAGATAGAAGAGATTAAGCTTATAGAGAAACTATCGCCAATGGATGATATTGCCTTAGATAAGCTTAAAATGCTTTTAGAGCAAGGCGACTTTAATGCGTTAAAATTATTCTTTGAATATCGTTATGGTAAAGCTAAACAATATATCGAAAGCGATAGTAAAGTTCACCTAACCGGAATAAATCTACAGGACTTAGTAAAATTCGAGTAATGTGCTGGTTATCAACAAAAAGTATCAATCACTAATAACAGATGATAGCCGTTATTTTATTATAACAGGAGGTAGGGGATCTGGTAAATCATTTAGTGTAAATACATTCCTTTGCCTTTTGATGCTAGAGGAAAACCAAAAGATACTATTCCTTCGTAAAACATTAACTTCAGCATACCTTTCTATCATTCCAGAATTTCAAGAGAAGATTGAAATACTAGGACTTTCAGAGCTTTTCGATGTAACCAAGACCGAAATAATAAATAAGGTCAATGGTAATTCAATTCTTTTTAGAGGTATTCAAACAGGAAGTAAAGACAATACGGCAAATTTAAAGTCTTTGCAGGGCATAAACACGCTTGTTATTGATGAAGCTGAAGAATTAACCGATGAGGTTACGTTTGATAGAATTGATCTTTCTGTTAGGCAAAAAGGGGTTAAGAATAGAGTTATAATAATAATGAACCCTACAACAAAAGAGCATTGGGTTTTTAAGCGCTATTTTGAGGGCAACGGCATAAACGCTGGAGAAACATTAAAAAAAGGCAATACAACATACATACACACAACCTACCTAGATAACAAAGATAATCTTGATAGTTCTTTTATATTCCAGGTCGAACAGCTAAAAGACAAAAACCCGTTCAAGTATAACCACGTTGTAATGGGTGGTTGGCTAGATAAAGCCGAAGGAGTAATATTCAATAATTGGCAGATTGGAGGATTTAACAATTCTTTGATATCTGTTTACGGTCAGGATTTTGGTTTTAGTATAGATCCAACAACGCTTATAGAAACGGCTATCGATATTGATGCAAAGAAAATTTATGTAAAAGAGTGCTATTGCAGACCAAAGCTAACCACATCCGAAATAGCTAACCTAAATAAGTTTCACGCAAAAACATCTTTGATATATGCAGATAGCGCAGAGCCTAGACTTATAACCGAAATAAAGGAATACGGATTAAATATAAAGGAAACGATAAAAGGACAGGGCAGTATTACAGCTGGTATTGCAGTTTTGCTAGACTTTCAGCTGATAATAGATCCAGATAGTTTAAATTTGATAAAGGAATTGAATAACTACGTTTGGAGCGATAAAAAATCAAATACACCTGTTGATGCGTTTAATCATTGTATAGATGCCATGAGGTATGCGGTTTTTAGTCAGATAGGCAACAAAAATAATTTCTTTACTTTTTAATATCCAAAATGTTACATTTGTAGTATATGGCATTCAACTTCACATCACTTAGGGCATCATTGGCTTTAGCTATTGCGCCAAAAAAACTGTTTACCGAGCAAGAGGTTGGTAATACATTCAACAAGGCATTACTTGGGTATATAGGCGGTGGGCTTACTAAGTATGATTATGACGGCCAGGTAATACTAAATGAGGGATATAACAAAAACTCTGATGTTTTTTCAGTTATAAGCCAGATAAGCAGAAAATTTGCAAGCGTCCCTGGAAACCTTAATAAGGTTCAGAACAAAAAAGGATTAAAGGAACTGAAACAACTTTATACCAAGCAATTAGATGTAGCTTCTTTAGCTAGAAAACGTATTTTGGAAACAAAAGCATATTCTAATGAAGAAATAGAAGAGCCTTTAGAAAGACCGAACTACTACCAATCAGATAC